GATGATAATGTTGTAATTGGTAAGAGTGCAAGTTTATCTGGAGCTTCATCTGCTAATCAAACTGTAATAGGTAAAGGTGCAACAGGACAAGCAGATAACTCAGTAACACTTGGTAATAGTTCTGTGGCTAATTTTTATTTAGCACCGGGAAATACATCTGGTCAGACTATAAATTTTAATGATGCTGGTGCAGGTGGATTTATACAATATGACCATAGTGATGATCAAATGAAATTTGCCTCTGCTAATACTATTAATGCTAGATTATATAATGGAAGATTAGAACCCGGATCTGATGATACTCAAGATTTAGGAAGTACAACAAGGGCATGGCATACTTTATATGTAAAAGATGGTATAAACTTTCCAGATGATGCTTCTGCAAATCCAAGTTCAGATGCAAATACTCTGGATAACTACGAAGAAGGTACATGGACTCCTGTTCTATCAGATGGTACAAATAATTTTACTATGGTGGCTAATAACAATGGAAACTATACAAAAGTTGGAAGAGCTGTTCATTTTAATGCTGAATTTGGCACAGGCAGTATAGGTTCTGCGAGTGGTGCATTACTTTTAACAGGATTACCATTTACTTCAGCGGCAGTCAGCACCTCAGAAGGATGTTGCAATTTTGGTTTTATAAGAAAGTTTAATTATTCATCAAATGCTATTCAATTAAGTGCCATGGTAAATGGTGGTGATACAACTATTAGCTTTTTTGAATCAGTTGATGATAGTACTGAAATTACAGTTCAATGTTCACAAGCTGATTTTGCTGGAACAGGTTTTTTTATGAGAATTAGTGGAACATATTTTGTTTAATTGGATAATTAAAAAGGAAAAATAATATGGCTTTATCAAAAGTAGAAAAAGATGATTATGAAGTAAGAGGTGAGTACAAACACATTCAAGTACGCACTAAAATATCTATCATGGAAGATGGGGCAGAACTGTCTTACAAGTATCATAGAAAAGTATTAACGCCAAATATGGATGTATCTGGAGAGTCAGCAGAAATACAGGCTTTAGCTAGTGCTTTGTGGACAGATGAAATAAAAAAAGCATGGGCAGATAAACAGGCTGAAGAAGTTTAACAAATAAGGAGTCAATAATGGCCAAAAAAGAAAAAGAAAAGCCAGTCTTGAATCTAGATGGTAAGGAATATATCATAGAGGATATGACTGATTTACAAAAAGAAAAAGCAGGAGAGGTTGCTTTGTATCAAAATCATGTAAGTGACATACAAAACAAGCTATCTACAAACGCTTTTATGAGACAGCAATTAGTTGAATGTGAAAAGGTATTTGTAGACAAACATCAAAAAGGTGTTAAAGAGCTAAAGCAAATGCTAGAAAATGACCACTCACCACATGATATGGGAGATGAAAACGACTAATGCTAATAAGGAAAAGTTCTAAGGGTCACGACCTAAAGTTGTATAGAAATACAACTCCGGGTGCGACTCGTACAAAGAAATATCCAGATGGTACAACAGAGACCCTTACTTATCCTTCTAGGTATAATTACTTTTTAGTTTACAATGGAGAAGTCATAAAGAGAAGCAATAGTTGGGATACAATAGAAGAAGCTTATGTTGATAAATGCGATGATGAACATGGTGGTGGGGCAGGAAGAATGTTAGTAGGTAAGCATGAGCTTGTAAATAACGTTATAACAGAGAAATGAAGAATCCTTTAGCAACATTAGTATCATGGCAATATAAAACTGGTCAGCTAGACGGTTGGACAGCGTATCATTTAGCGGCTGGTGCTTTTTTATGTAAAATATTTCAATGGTTACATTGGTCAGATTTTTGGTGTGTCATGGGTGTATTTATTATAGGTGTATTGTGGGAGATATTTGAGTGGGTTATTGAAGGCGATGAGGAAACATACGGAACCAAAAAAGCGTGGGCATATAACACTATGGCTGATATAATTGTAGAAACTGGTATAGCTTGGTGGATGGTGCTATGAACAAAACAATTAAAACATTAAAGAACGGAGATTTTGAAGTTGTACATACGAGTTATAACATTCCTGTTAAGTATATTTCTAATTCACAGTTGCACAAATCAAGGGTGGGTAGTAGCAAACATACCAATAGGAGAAGAGGAAAGGTTTACGAATACAGTGTTTGTGGAGATAGTTGATGCTGACTCTATTACACATTTGTTCTATGGTCGTTTGTCTGATTATACTAATTGGTGCTATCTACATAATGATTGGGAAAAAGTCGAGGTAAAGTGAGTGCGAAGCCAGATACCGCTAGAAGCTATAGGACTGCTATTCTTGACGATAACGCCATTGTTAGTATTAACCTTAAATGGCTGGGTCAAATTGCGGTTCTTATCGGAATGTTGGTATATGGTTATTGGCAAATTGAAACTAGGATTGCAAAACTTGAAGATAATGTTCTTGTTGCAAATGAACAAATTGGGGATTTGCTTAGTAAACATATCATGGAGGAAAGGGCTGAGCGAGAAGAGTTGGCAGAGAAAGTAGCTTTTTACGAAAAAGAGTTTAATATTAATCCTCTAAGCTGGGGTAAAAGAAAAAAGAAATAATGGATTTTTTAGCAATATACGGTGAAGCAGGAATGATAGGAGTGGTTGGTGCTATGTTCGTATATTTAGTCATATCATTATCAAATAAAAGTGCAAAACAACAAGAGCAGTTAGAGAATTTAAAGATTGAAAACAAGGGCCAGTCAGAAACATTGCAGAATATGGAAGGCATGATTATAAAACTAATTAACAGGTGGAATCAATCAGACGATAAACTAGATCGCAAGTTTGATGCTCTAACAAAAGAGATAAACGACTTAGACAATCAGGTTTCTAGAATAGATGGTTCTTTAAGTAGGATAAACGGTAAACACTAATGGATAGTTTAAAAGTAACTGGACTGAGCACAAGCTTAGGTGTTGTATACTGGACAGATTTACTGTCTGGTGTTTTAATGTGTATAATGTTTGCAGTGCAAATTTATTATTTGTATTTAAAAACCAAGAAAATAAAGGAAAATTAAATGGATATTAAGTCAATGTTAGTAAAGCTTGCCGAAGAGCAGGCAGATAAGATGCAAGAAGAAGCTTTGAAGCATTTAGCATCGGATGAGTTCACAAAAAATTTAGCTACAAAAATTAACGAGAAGGTAAATATACCTTGGATCAACGAAGAAAAAGAGCAGGAGCTTTTTGAGAAGTTGGTTGATGTAATGACAGATATGCTAGAAGGTGTATTTAAAGGTAAGTAATGCCTAGAAGGCTTTATAAGCTGAATGATTTTAGCGGTGGTTTAAATACAGTAAAAGACGTTGCTGATATAAATGACAATGAAGTATCGGTAGGTAGGAATCTAATGTTTAATGTGTATGGTGGTATGCAACCATCATATACTATGACAGACTCTACTAATAATAAAGTTAGTGCTTACAGCAACAGCATAATCTCCACTGTTCAACCCGGATATGGTTTGGGTTATTTTGAAACTGACCATGTAAGAGACCCTGTAACGGTATCTCAGACTAGCTCTATAACAGGCGATGATGACAGTGAAGGGTCTGCTACTGGCTTTATTGCAAGAACTAACGGTGGTAAGTTAATAGAGCTAGAGTACAAATTAGGTGGAGCACAGCAAAACTTAGCATCTTCGTTTCCAGTTGGTACTTTAGTCCATATGACCGCAACAACTTTTCCTACAAATGGTATTGATACAACAGCTCAAGGTATTTATCGTGTTGTAGATACAAATGGTAGTAATATTATTTTTGACAGAGCAATGCCTATTGTTATTGAAACTCCTCCTCAAGTTTTTTGGGGTGCAACTTTAAAAGGTGTATCTTTAGGAGACCAAGTTATATTACTTGCAAACCCTGCTAGTCATAAAATTGATGTTTTTTCAACAACCGCTAATGATTATACAGATGAAGAAATCGTATTGAGAAACGATGTTATTTCAATACCTTCAAAGGTAAAATACTATAGAATAGAGGATTCCATTAGAAGTTGTGATACTGCTGATAACAATGACTCTAAAATAAAATGGTATGGATGGATTCAGAGAAGGCACTTTAATGGTGCGGCAAACTCTACTGACCCTAACTCGTTTATGAAATACGATGACAAAGAAAATGATTTAGCCAAGCCTACAGATGGAACAGTGGCTTCAAACTCTGGAACTGCTGGTGTATTAGCTAGCTATGAAAAAACTCAAGACAATGATTCCGCAACTGCTACTTCCTTAAATGCTGGTTCTGGATTTAATCTTGCTGTTACAACCGAAACGGATGTAGACGGTTTTATAGAAGCGGCTGAATATGAATTTGCTCAAACGTTTATATATGATGAAAATCAAGAATCTTTACCGTCTGAGTATTCAGCAACCCATATTGTAACTGATGCTAATAACTTGAAATCGCTATCTTTAAATATTTCTACGGTTGGCCCTTATGATGAAAGAATATCGGGTGGTAGAATATATATAAGGGAAAAGGGAACAGACTCTGAATATATAATGTTATTGGACATTCATCTTGGAAAAGGAGCTCGCACTAAGTTATCTGATGAATATACAGCTTGGACAAATCCAAGTCAGTCATTAACGGGTAACACAATAAGTGGTAGCCCTAGCATCACGAACACATCCAACGATCTCGCTGTTCCGGGTATGTCAATATCAGGAGCCGGAATACCAGCCGGGGCCACTATATCATCTGCTAATAATAGTGCTAATGTTATTGTTATTTCTTCTAATACTACCGCAACAGCATCTGGAGTTGCTTTGACCCTTACTGGTAGTTTTTATTCTTGTCCAAGCAGGGTTGCAACTGAAAATTTTAGCGTGACTCAATTAGGATTTATTACTTATGAAGTCATCAATGGTTTTAGTTCTAGTATATTTAGTAATGCTTTAGGTGATTCAGGAGAGCATTGGAAAGATGTAGTTGTGGCTAATAATAGAACTTTTGTTTGTAATGTTACAATGAAAGATGAAGATACGGGAAGCACCAAATCTGAAGCAACTTTGAGGTCTTACCCTGATAGAATCATGTACTCGATGCCGAACAGATATGATACATTTCCATCTGAAAATTTTATAGAAGCGGCTAAGGGGGATGCTGATGTTTACGTTGCCATAGAAGCTTATGCGGATAGATTATTGGCTTACAAAAATAAAAGTTTAGATATTATAAACATATCAGGAGATGACCGTAATTGGTTCTTAGAGGACAGTAAAAAGTATCAGGGTGTGTTACATCCAGAGGCAGTAAAAAGAACTCAGTATGGTATACTATGGGCTAATAAGCAGGGTTTATATTTATACGATGGGTCATCAATTAGAAACTTAAAAGAAAACAAAATTAGCGACTCTGATTGGAGTTCTCATATTGGTTCATTTACAGGAATCATTTATGATGAGCAAGAGTCTATGGCTTTTGTAATAAAAAGCTTAGACAATGATGGTGATGCTTTTATGTGCGATCTGAAAAGAGGCAACTTTACCTTCATAAGAGACTTTGTCTTGGATACCAACGATGGATTAACTAATTCTGTAGATACAGAAAGCAATCAAACTTTAATAGGCCATGATTCTGGTGGTGCTATAGACATTTACCAACTTAATAGATCGGTAGCCGCAAAAAGCAATGTGCGTTTTCTTACTAGAGCAATAGATTTTGGAGACCCTGCACAGGTAAAAAAGGTGTATGCAGTTCATATTACCTATAAATCAGATGTTGCCTTAACAAATAAATTTTCTTTGGTAGAGGAAGACAATTCAAGTAGTTCTTTGAGCGGAACAATCAATGCCAGTGCTACTAACTGGGCCAAGGTAAAGCTTACGCCTTCTTCTCCTGTTGTCTGCAACAAAATATCTGTACAGCTTGATACTTCTTCTACATCCGCTAAGGTTTACATAAACGACATATCGATTGAATATAGAGTTCTATACAGAAAAGGTGTGTAGTGGATAGGGTAAGTCGTTTTTTAAGCGGTAAGAAGCAAGATAAAATACGTGTGGTAAATTTTCAACCTTCTGTGCAGTCTATGAGAGAGGGTGAAGAAGTTTTGTTTTTTAACAAAAACGGTTCATTATCTAGATACAGAAAAGAAAAGGGTTTGCTCTGGCGTTCAGACATGAATCATAACGGAAACCAATCCATTGATAATAATTTACAGATTGGAAATAAAACAACTACCGGAATATTAGAGTATAAAAATAAGTTTATAGATCATAGGATATTTATTCACAATTTTCCTGATAATATAGGAACAGATGTTACATTTTTGCCTTGGCAGGGCACTGGAGAACAGGCAAATATGAATAATGCTACAAGTGCTTTTTTAACTCCATACACTATGACTTGTCATAAAATACTGTTTAGGCCAGAATCTTTAGGCGGTGCTACTTCAGCCGATATTTCATTCACTATACACAGGCAAGATGATGGAGACACAAGTACAGATACAGTTGCTAGATTTACACATACTCCTGAACTTGTTAGCAATACTTTACTAACTGTGAATGAGTCTGATTTTAATAATCCACCAACAATAGAGGCTGGAGCTAAGGCTGGTATAAGCATTGCGGCTACTATTGATCCTGCTGGTGGAACAATAGATTATTATATTACATCAGTTTGGCGAGTAGAGGTGGAAATATGATAAAAACTTTATTAAATTCAAAGGAA